ATGACGAAGAAAAAAGCACATAAACCTGGTTCAGCGACCATCGCGCTTAACAAGCGCGCCCGTCACGAATACTTTATCGAAGAAGAGTTCGAAGCGGGACTTGCCCTGCAAGGCTGGGAGGTTAAATCCCTGCGCGCAGGAAAAGCCAATATCAGCGACAGCTACGTCCTTCTGCGTGACGGAGAGGCATTTCTGTTTGGCGCTAACATCACGCCAATGGCCGTGGCCTCCACGCATGTGGTGTGCGATCCTACCCGTACCCGCAAGTTACTTCTCAACCAGCGCGAACTGGACTCATTGTACGGTCGCGTCAATCGAGAAGGCTATACCGTAGTGGCGCTCTCCCTGTACTGGAAAAATGCCTGGTGCAAAGTGAAAATCGGCGTCGCCAAAGGTAAAAAACAGCACGATAAACGTTCAGATATCAAAGAACGCGAATGGCAGGTGGATAAAGCACGTATCATGAAAAACGCCCACCGTTAAACCTGCACTCCAATTATTGACCAGTTCCTCACCGCGCCTCCCTCTCCGGCGGCGCGAATGAACATCTTATTGGCTATCACATCCGACACAAATGTTGCCATCCCATTGCTTAATCGAATAAAAATCAGGCTACATGGGTGCTAAATCTTTAACGATAACGCCATTGAGGCTGGTCATGGCGCTCATAAATCTGGTATACTTACCTTTACACATTGGGGCTGATTCTGGATTCGACGGGATTTGCGAAACCCAAGGTGCATGCCGAGGGGCGGTTGGCCTCGTAAAAAGCCGCAAAAAATAGTCGCAAACGACGAAAACTACGCTTTAGCAGCTTAATAACCTGCTTAGAGCCCTCTCTCCCTAGCCTCCGCTCTTAGGACGGGGATCAAGAGAGGTCAAACCCAAAAGAGATCGCGTGGAAGCCCTGCCTGGGGTTGAAGCGTTAAAACTTAATCAGGCTAGTTTGTTAGTGGCGTGTCCGTCCGCAGCTGGCAAGCGAATGTAAAGACTGACTAAGCATGTAGTACCGAGGATGTAGGAATTTCGGACGCGGGTTCAACTCCCGCCAGCTCCACCAAATAAATCAAGGGGTTACGTGAAAGCGTAGCCCCTTTTTCTTTGGTAGTGGCGGCAAAATGGCGACAGACTTTTGCGTCCATCTTGCCTGTCGCCATCTTGAAATCATGCAAAGAGGTTTCACATGGAAGAACTTCACTTTGTTTACATCAATGCAAATGGTCGTATCGGTGTTCACTCAATACAGAGCATCAGTTATAGCGAAAATCATATACAGGGCATTTGTAAGAACACCGATCGAATAAAAACCTTCCGAAAAGACCGCATTCTTAAACAGTACGATTCACCAGAACAAGCCATTCAGGAATGCGCGTCATTCCTCCCCGAAAACTACTCACATCTCACTAAGCAGTCTGGTCCGAAAAAAAATACATTCGATGTGTGCTTCACCGGATTTAAGAAAGCAGATAAAGAAAGATTGGTTGATAAGGCGAATGAACAAGGATTAACGGTAAGAACCTCTGTAACCCAAAGCCTTCAGATGCTCTGTTGCGGTTACAATGCAGGCCCATCAAAAGTATCGGCAGCCAGGATGAAAGGCACAATCATCATAGATGAGCCTGGCTTTATACATTTTCTTGAAACGGGTGAGATCCCAGATGAATAAAAACCTGCCGTAGCAGGTTCTCTTTCTTAAAAATTCATATGGCCCTGACCACCTGGCAATGGATGTGGAGGGGCTGTGGCAATCACTGCAGGTGTCACAATAAACCGGACCACTGTTTCATGGGTAACAAAAGTGCTCCCGCAGTTAATATTTTGGCACTGGCAGTAACGCTCTTTGGTGCTTTCTGTTACTTGAAAACTGCTCCTTGTGTGCGCCGCATGACCACACTTCGGACAATTCATCATATCCAGATCCCTACCTTTGCTATCAGAATCATTGTAATGATACACAAAATATCAATATTGAGAACACTTTATTCCATTTCAAGATCATCAATCTTCACTTCGAGTTCAATGCTGGTTGTAAAACCGTTATCCGGGCTGACGGTATGTGTCAGAGTCGTAATGGTCCATTCCGCATCATCTATCGGCTGTTTAAAGCCACTGACTTTCACTGGCATTTCCGTGTAGAGATCTGCCCGACCTTCCGCCAGTTGTAGCGAGAATGACGCAACACCACGTTGCAGGCGTTCCCACTGCATTTTCGCCGCTCGTTCGGCGTTGCTCCGGTTGGCATAAGTGCGATTAAGTACCAGCACGTTTTCATCCGTACCCACCAGGTAATCGCCCTGCTTCGCCTCCGGCTCTTTCTTCTGCTTTGCGGTCCTGCGCTTACGCTTCACCGTGGTGCTTTCTTTCTTCGCGGGTTCGCGGGTATGCAACCAGCTGGCAATTACGCCCGTATAGGCTCCGCGATCTGCCAGGGTAAAGCGGTGACTGTCGCCGTCCTTACGTGTGATAGTGATCACCGGTAGTGGTTTACCGCTGGCGCTTTTACCCTGCCCCTGCCGGATGAATAACAGATTGCCATTTTTCACCGACGCAATAGCACCATACTGGCGCGCCAACCGCATCAGAAAACTGCCGTCACTCTCATTGGTCTGGTCTATATGTTCCACGGGTTTATCTGACAGGTCTTTACCCAATGCCATCTTCAGTTTGTGCCGCGCAGCTATTTCCTTCACCACTTCCCCAACGGTGGTCTTGTGCCACGACTTTTCACGGCGGGGATTCAGCGTTTCCCGAAAATCAGCACTTCGCGCCCGGATAGTCAGGCGGTCCGGTGCGCCAGTGTGTTCAATCTCGTCCACCGTGAATGCCCCTTTCGGGAAAAGCGGCTGCCCCTTCCAGCCCAGCGCCAGCGTAATAACCGCACCACGGCGCGGCAGCACGATTTTTCCGTCAGCGTCATCCAGCTCCAGATCAAGCTGGTCCGCTTCAAAGCCCCGGTTATCCGTCAGCGTCAAACTCATCAGGCGGTTATCCAGCACAGTGGTGATATCCTTCCCCTCAATACTGATGCTGAATGCGGGAGTTTTGTTGCCTTTGTTAAGCAGTTCAGAGCTGAAATTCACGACAGCAGCCCTCCCACCGTTTTACTGATATCGCTTAAGGCAGACGTTGCCGTATCCTGCAAATTATTCAGCTGCGCACGTAGATCACCGAACATATCGGACAGGGATTCATCCACCCGTTTGAGCGACAGGGTGAACTCAATCCGGCGCGGCATACCATCGCGGAAAAACTCCGTTTTAGTCTGATTCAGTCCCTCAATCACATACATGCCGTAAATCGTGCCGCTGCCTTCAATCAGGGGCCATGCTTTCCCCTGTTCTGCCATCTGCTCCAGTGCCAGTAACGACAGCCTGCCGCCTGTTATCTCCGGCATAAGAACGCCAGAAAGCGTCAGCATGTCGTTATCCGGTCCCAGAAACTGCGTGGACGGGCGTCGGTTAACCCGGCTGTTAGCCGCATGTCGCCAGCTGCGCTGATACTGCAGCTCCTGATACGGCACGGTGCGCAGCATAAACACGTACAATCCCAGCACCATCATCATGCGTCGTATCCCCCCTGATCGCTGTAGTTACTCCTGGCTTTTGCCTTCAGCCTGCGTTCACGTTCATCAAGCTGGCGGGCCACCTCCCGCGCAATATCCTGCGCACTTTGTCCTGGCTGTGTCTGGATGATGATCTGCGTCGGTGCCTCAATCCGTTGAACGAGCGGCACAGTGGCTGCGCGACTCACAATTGCTTCTCCACCTTTCGCGGGAAGTGCCAAAGGGTGCAACGGTGGAAGCTCTGCTGGCGCGGCAGCAACGCCCATCATTCCGGCAACAACGGCAGCCAGTGCAGCTGTATTTCTCCGGCTGGTCACATTTGCCGGGCCGTTAACAATTTCCGGCCCGTTTTCACCGACGATGCCAAACTGCCCGCGCGGGATATACCCTCCGCTGTCATACATCCCCGCAAAGCCATATCCCCATGACGGAAAACCACCCGATGGCATCATCACTTTACCGTCTGCATTCACCGTCGCAAGTTGCTGACGCGTCACGCTTTCCGGCAGTTTTGCCTTTGCGGCCTCTTTACTGACAATGCCAAGTTTCTCCAGTAACCATGAAACGCCGGATTTCAGGGAGTCCAGCGGATGCATGACCATATTCAGCCCTTCCGCCAGTGCCTCTCCGAATCGCCGCCCCATTGCCGCTGCACTCTGCAGTTCGGCAGAGGTCGACTTAACGGGCGTCAGCAGATCAGTAAACCAGCCCCACAGCGCCTGTACTTTGTCGCCAATCCACTGGAACACGGGCTTAAGCGGTTCGAATGCTGCACTGACGGGACCTGCCGCCGCTTTGAATCCTTCCACCACGCCACCAAGAAATGCGGTGATGGGTTGCCAGTATTTCCAGACAACCAGCGCCACGCCCGCCAGTGCAGTAACCACAAGACCTATCGGACTGAGCAGAGCACCTAACAGACCAGATACGGCATACAGGGCAACGCGCAGCATCGCCAGTGGACCAGATGCCAGTACTCGCAGCACCGTGCCTGCGGCGACCAGTCCACCGCGCAGTACCGCCAGAGGATTCATAAACATCACAGCAACAGCACGTAAACCGGATAATCCAGACCGCAAAAGTGCAACCGGCGCACCTGCTACAGTTTTCAGGACATTTCCCGTCAGTGATGCCGTGCGGCGCAAAGACGACAACGGCGCAGTAAGTAAACCCGCTGCGTTGCCCGATGAAGCAAGCCCGCGTCGCAGCAGTGCCAGTGGAGCGCCAGCTAACCAGGACAACGCGCTGCTGGTTCGTGTTACTGCTGCCGTAACGGAAGGTAACGTTTTGATACCCAGCACAGAGAATCCCAGACGGATGACTGCCAGCGGCCCCAGCACTGCAGCCAGCGCCACCGCTAAGGTGCCGAGGCCTACGGTAACCGCAGCCACAACAGCCGCTACTTTCATCAGTGTGCCTGTCAGTTCCGGGTTAGCTTCCACCCAGCGGCGCAACGCCCCCGTGATGCTTTTCACCGTGTACAGAATATCCATCAGCGGCTGGCGCAGCGTTTCGCCCAGGCTGCTGAAGGTGTTCTGCGCTCCGGTTTTGACCAGCAACCACTGAGCAGAAAGTGAGTCTTTGTTGATGTCGGATTCTTTCTGCATGGAACCGAGCGCATCATTGCCCGCTGTCAGTTTTAGCTGGCGCTGCAGTTCCGGAAGGTTGTTTGCCAGTTTCGCCGCGTCATCACCAAACTCTTTACCAAACAACATGGTCATGGCAGACAGACGCTTGTCCTGCGGCAGTGCGTTCACCTTCTCCAGCACACGCTGGATAGTTCCCATCGCATCCTTCGTCATCTGCTTTTCAATCACTTCAGGATTGAGTTTCAGCAGATTCATCCCTTCAAAGAAACTCTTGCTTTGCATGGTGGCAATGGACAATTCACGCACCATCGCGTTTGCTGCACTGGCTGCAACCTCTGGCGCAGCACCCAGTGTCAGAAAGGTGGAACCCAGTGCCGCCGCTTTACGATAATCCAGACGGTCAGCCACACCACCCAGGCGTTGCATGACATCAATGATATCTGCCCCTTTCGACATGGCGTTATCATCCAGATAGTTCAGCGCATCACCGAGCTGTTCAATATTGCGGGTAGGGATGTTGTAGAGCTGGGCGATTTTCCCCAGACTTTCTGACAGTTCATCCGCTGGCAGCTCAAAGGCTGTTGCCGCCTTTGCTGCCGTACTGGCGAAGGCCAGCAGGTCACGTTTCTGGTCTTCCCAGCTGTCGTCAGGGTTTGCGACGTTCATGCGCGCACCACCTTCAACCAGTGCAGCGAAATCCACCGCACCGTTTTCCATCGGCAACTGTTCGCTGGCAGCCTTGATGGCATCCTGCATTTCATAAAAACGTGCTGTGCGGTTGCCATTATCGTCACGCAGACCATTGACCTGCTTTGCCACACCTTTCATGGCATCTTCCATGCTGGTATAGCTTTTTACTGCCGCCATCACTGGTGCGCCCATTGCCAGCCCTGCAGCCGTGGTGGTGGCTCCGGCACCTGCAATACGATCGCGCACCTCCAGCGAACGGGCATAACTGGCACGTGCTGCATTCATCCTGCGCTGAGCTTCCCCCAGTCGCTTCAGCCGCGCCTCCTGTTTCGACAATTCCTGGTTATAACGTGATGTTTCACGGGCTAAACGGGCGGTTGCTCCCGCATCATCTTTCGCAGAAATTCCCGCCCGGTACAGTTCTGCACGCACAAGCGCCGTTTGCTTCTGCAAATATTTTTGCTGTTCTTCCAGGCGTTGGACTGCCAGCGTTTGCCGACCTAAAGCCACAAGGTGCCGTTGTGATGGTTGTTCCATCGCCTCCAGCTCAGAGCTAAGCAAATTAGCCTTCTGTCTGGCATAGTTCAGCCTGTCGCCTAACTTCTTGTTATCAGCCTGCAGCTTGCGAAATTTTTCCAGGCTATTACCCGCCTGATTGAGTTGCTTTAATGCGTCACGGGAGTTTCTGATTGCGCCAGCCAGCTCTTTCGAACTGGCCTGTGCAACACGGAATGGGCGGGGGAGTTTGTCAACCGCATTAAGAATGACCTGCAGCCGCAGGTTGTTATCACTCATCGTTGGCCCCGCTTCTCTGAATCGCTTTATACCGCCATTCCAGCACTTCGGTCAGCGGCATAACGTCAGTAACGGATGGCGGCCAGTGAAAAATGGTGGCGATGTCTGCCACCAGATCGTCAACCGTCAGGCTGTCGGTAAACCGGCAAGCACCGACTTCTTCAACAAAAAAGTGACAACCTCAACCGACATAGCGGTGAGATCTGCCGGGTCCATCTCTGCGATTTCCTGTGCAGTCAGTACCGGACTGGAAATGCGGGGGATCACGGTCATCATCGCGTTCACATCCATATCCATAATGGCCTGCAGGCGCGTGCCGCGCAGCGCACCGGACTGCGGCTTACGCAGCACAATTTCGGTGATTTCCGTTTTACCGCGCTTGATAGGGGTATCCAGTTGAATGGTCTTTTCAGTCTGCTTATCGCTCATTTTGTTGTCCTGTAAATTGGGTTCTGGCGCGGTATCCCGCGCCGTTCAGATACATCAGAGGCCGAGGGCGTTGCGGTGCGCTTCCATCAGGTCCACACCGTCCACAATTTCCACCATGTTGATAAGGTCCACTTCATAGAGCACCTCACCATTGATGGTCAGCTTCGCGTAGCTGTTGGTACTGGTCACTTTGGTGGTGTTGCTTTCGCCTGTCTTCCACTCGCCGGAATCCACTTCTTTGTGACGTCCACGCACCACAAGCTCCACGGCCTGCACTTCCCCGGTATCGTCACGCTGGATAGAGCCGGTAAAGCGCAACTGGATGCCATCCACCGTGGATTTGCCCATCTGCTTAAACAGCAGCAGTTCGGTACCACCAATGGAAAATTCTGTATCCAGTGCACTGTCATCCAGTCCCAGATCCACATCCACCGCCCCCGGCATACCGCCGCCGCGATACTTCTCATATTTGCGGGTGAATTTCGGCAGCGTCAGCGACTCAACGATTCCCTGCCAGTTGTTCCCGTCGTTAAACAGGTTCAGATGTTTTAATTTGCGTGGTAAAGCCATGTTGTCCCCTTACGCGCTGACCTGGCTGGCGAAATTCACCAGGTACTGATCGGTGATGCGCTGGCGCAGCATCAGATTTTCAAGTGGCGGCACTGGCGTGTAGTCGTAGTCGATGGTGAGTTTTCCGGCTTTAAGCGTGTCTTTGTCGTTCACCGACTCGTCCAGCCAGCAATCACCACCAATGAGATAGCCCTGACTGACCAGGCTGCGCATTTTGGCGCGGATACCTTCGATAATGTCGCGGGCCAGCGACGGGTTCAGCGGTTTGTCTACCGCCCACATGTGTGCTTCTGCCATCGTGTCCGTCAGCACCTGCGCCGTGCGGGTGTAGTTTTCGAAAGCAAAAAGCGGATCATCGCTCAGACAGCGGGAACCCCAGAAGCGGAAACCATCCTTGCGCACAAGCGTGGTGACGTCGTTCTGGTTCAGCAGACCTGCATCGGTTGCCGGGTCCTGCAGATCCCAGAACACATCAGCAGAAATTCCGGTGACACCGTTCACGCCCACGTTGGACAGGCTTTTGTGCCATCCGGTCTGCTCATCAATTTTGGCGCGCAGACCGAGCGCACGGGCGGTGGCATAAGCCGTTGCTTCGGCATTCAGCACCGTGTCCCAGCCAGTAAAGTCGGGCCAGATCAGCATTCCTTCACGCTGACTGAAGTTTTCACGGTAAGTGATTGCTTCCTGCACCGTCTTGCAACCATACGCTGACAGGTAAGCAAACCCACGCAGGCTTTGCGCCACGCTCAGCAACTCAGTAGCTACCGCCTTCGTGTCGTGACCTGGCACGCCGAGAATGCGCGGTTTAACGCCGAGCTGTGACTGGGCAGATAACAGGGCTTTCATGCCTGTTTTTTTACCTTCAGCAGTCACTGCGCCGATGATATTGGTCGTGGTTTCTTCTTCCGTTTCACCCTGCGGCACACGCACAACAACGGTCACGGGTTTTGCCTGGTCAGCGATGGCGTCCAGCGAACGGGCCAGCGTACCGGACTCACCCGCTTTACCGCTGGCGGTCAGCACGTCAGTGATCAGAACGGGTTTATTAAGAGGAAACATTTTTGCATCGGCATCATCGCCCGTGCAGACCATACCCACGATGGCGGTGCTCACCGTGGTAATAGATCGGGTGCCTTCGTTGACTTCAACAACGCGCACCCCGTGGTGGTAATCCTGAGCCATAAGGCAGTCTCTCCGGTAGTAGAGGGGGTCTGCCTATGTTCTTGTTGATACGAGCAGGATGCACGTTATGTGGTTTGTATGAAAAATGGCACAACGGCGGATACAGGAATCCCCGCAGACGCGGGGATGTATTCAGACTTCTGGTGATAAAGGCCAGACTATATCCGGGGCATCACTTACATTAATATTTTCAAGTAACTCAAGATAATCCAGCATCGCATTAAATCTGGCTGTCTCCATTTCGTTCAGCCTGCCAAGCTGTAATTTTGATGGCCATTGTTTTTCATTAATCAGGTTGTTAGCCTCATTAATGCGCATCTGTTTCATCATTTCTGCCTGTTCCACCTGTTCCTCATAGGTCAATGGTGGACGTTCTTCCCATGATGGCTGGTTATCAGTGCCTGCAACCATTTTGTACCCTTCCCGATAACCAAGATAAAACTCCTGATAGACTGCATCACTTACCTCAATACAGTCATCCGGCCACGCATCGAGAGCAGCGTAATAATCAGATTTCAGTTCACTGTTATAAAATGCATTTCTTGATGGACTGTAAAAATAACTCATCAGACCCCCTCCGCAATAAACCCAATATTCCATCCACCGTTATCTCCGGTGATGCTCAGAGTAAAGCCAGTTGCAGTAATAGCTGTAATGGCGACACCCTCAACACTCCCACCGTGTGACGAACGGAAAACGGGGATCACGTACCAGCACTGACGGGCAAATGGTGTCGGAAAATTCACCTGATACTCTTTATTCACCACACCCGTTGCCCCGGAAAAATAACTGTTAAAAAACTGCTTCAGCACACCGCCAGTTATTCGGTGATAATTGCTGCCAAATGAAAATTCATCTTCACAAACACCCCGACGCCATAGTGTTGTATTGTCTTTAACCGTATCAGAGCCGCTGAAACGGTGATACATTTCCCCTGCTCCGGTGATGAAAATCTGCGCGCGTCTGTTCTTGTTATACGCAGCCTGAAAACCTGCACCATTCGATGGTACTTCATCTGCATTACCTGAATATGCAAGAAACTGTGAAACCTCACCCATTTCGTAGTTATTATTGCTACCGATTCCGTATGCTCCCTGTTGTAGAGCACTTTCAGCCTTATCAACCGTCGGTTTAAGTCCCAGATTCTGAATAAACAAAGTCGGGTCAGGAATATCAGCACCATTGCGGTCCTTTGCCAGTCTCGCGCTGGCGTTGTCCATCGCAATTTTTACCGCTTTCAATGTCGCCGCAACATTTTCTGACACGCTGTTTACATCGTTCCCCAGTTGCACCATTCCTTTAACACTCACTGATGCTTCTGGATAATGTGCACTGGTGAACACCTGATTCCACGGTGTTTCATCATCGGCAATTTTCGATAACATGCTGAATCGACAGTACATCTTGCCATCATTAGCGACATAAATTTGTGCACGTCGATTGTCGTTGTAACAGGCCTGGAAACCAGCACCATGTGTTGGCACTTCTGGATAGCCGACAGCTGTACCATAAGCAAAAAATTGCGATTTGGTTCCCATGGTTTTCAGATAAGCCAGGCCAATTCCATAATCTCCTGGCTGAATCGCTGATGCAGCTTTATCAACAGTCGTTTTCAATCCCAGATTCTGAACAAACAGTGCCGGATTGGGAATATCAGAACCATTGCGGTCTTTTGCCAGTCTGGCGCTGGCATTATCCATCGCTATTTTCACTGCTTTTGGCGTTGCAGCGACTGTTTCATCATTGCTTTCCACACCGCTATACAGACGTACAAATCCCTTTTCTGTCAAAGACGCAGAAGGATGGCGGCGCGATTGCTCATGAATCTCTATTTGTTGATCTACATAATGACGGGTTGCCAGCACGACAGCAGGGTCGATTTTCAGGGTGATATTGTCCGTGCTGCTGGTAATCAGCACCATGCGCACGGTCTGGGTACGCCCGCTGCCTTCAGCCAGTTGCGGTTTATAGCTTTCCGGGCAGTTCCCCACGGCAATCAATGCCCCTGACTCATCAAACAGGCCCACTTCACGTATCCACCAACCGCCCTCGTTTTCAGGGATCACCTGTTCAGCAATAATCTGGCTGCTGTTCTGCGGGTCGATATAGAGCATATTCAGCGCAGCCCGGCGTTTCTCATTTACCAATGCCGTCTGCTTTGCGTCCGGCGTCGGCAATGCTCCGCCGCCATCGCCCACCGCCATATGGGTAATTTTTAGCGGCACACCGAGCGCGGCGGCGCTGGCAAGTTTCGCCGCGCCAATATCCGTCAGCAGGGTATAAAATTTTGTGCTCATGGATTCACTCTCATTGTGTCAATAACATGGACCGCCCCGCCTTCATGCGCGGTGCCACCGGAAATAATCGTTTCGTTGATATACGGATAGATCGTGATTTCTTCGCCAAGATAGCTGGCGGCTCCCACCCAATGCGGGCCGCTGGTCTGCAGATTGATGGACATGCCGATCATGTGGCGGCTACATGGTTTGGCATCGCTTATCAGTCGCTCAAGTTCCAGATAGGTATCTTCAGTGATGCCCTGGTCCTGCACGCCGATATCCAGGCGAAACGTGCCCGGTGCCTCTCCGGTTTGCCACCACTCAATAATGCGGATCAGAAAGCCGAACGGCTCCACCACCCGCCGCACGGCACTGGTGGTCCCTTTATGCTGATGAATATAAAAAGCATCCTTCACCACCTGGCGCTTGACGCTTTCTGTCCAGCCCTCGTCCCAGCGATCCACAGAGAACGCCCAGGCGAGATAAGGCAGGAAACTGACCGGACAGGTTGCCGGATTCCACAAGTCACGAAGCGGCACCTGCAGATCAGAAATCCCGCTGCAGGTTTGCGCCAGTCGGCGCTCCAGTGGTGTTGAACCCGGTGGCAGCAGACTATTCATCCGTTCCTCCGTTGGTTACGCTCCACTGCGTACATGATGCCGCCTGTGTTTTGTTCAGGACCACATCCGCCAGAGGAGAAGCCAGCTCCACACGCTGCACACCCTCAACATGCAGGGCGGCAAAGATGGCGCTACGGCGAATATCCCGACCAAGACGCGTCTGACTGGCGATGTACTTCTGCAGGCTGGCTTTTGCCGCTGCCATTACCGGCTCTGCTTCCGGTCCCGGATAGAGAAAAATGGTGGCTTCCACACGGTACGGGATGATTTCTGCGCTGCGAACCGTCAGACGGTCAGCCACCGGGCGGACGTTCTCACTGTTCAGGGCTTTCTCCACCACGTCCAGTAAGTCTTTTTCTGCAGTTCCGTCGCCTTCGCGACTCAGGACAGTCAGCACCACCTCTGCAGGTGCCGGACTGGTTGCACTGGCATCCGCCACCCGACCGTCGGCGCTTCGGGCATGAAATTCATAAGCTGCAGTTGGCCCCGCAACTGAAAGTCCTTCAAAGGCTGCAGGCACACGCAGGCGTAACGCTTCATCACTTTCCATCACAGCCGCAACAGGCGGTACAGCGTCATCATCAGCAGGTGTCACCGTCAGGCGTTTCACGTTGTAGTTGGCAGCAATTTGGTCAAGGTCTCCGCCAATCGCGTAAGCCACCATCACCGCCTGCGCGGCTTCGTTAATGCGCTGACGCAGAAGCAATTCACGGTAAGCGTTCTCCTGCAACAATTTAGTGACGGGTTCAGATTCAAGCTCCAGCGTACGCATTACTGCTTCCTGCTCATCTTTCGGATGAAGCGCCACAAATTCTGCCTTGCGTTCAGCAAGCAGCGTCTCAAAGTCCGGCACATCCACAATCTGCGGCGCAGGCAACTGCGAAAGGTCAATCACTGCCATTCTCTGCTCCTGTTGATACGGAAAGGGACACAGGCACACCGTTATTCCGCCGCCCGGTCAGCTCCACCACCATAGAACCGTCAAAGTTGCTGTTGATGGTGATGGAATCCAGCGTCAGCCGTGGCTCCCAGCGACTCAGCGCCACATACACTGCCGACATGACCTGCAGGCGCAATGCCGGATTTTGTGCCTGGTCTATCAGCGCCGACAGCAGGGAACCATATTCCCGACGGGCAATGCGGCTACCCTGTGGCGTCAGCAAAATGTCCCGCACCGACTGGCGCAGATGGTCCGTGTCTGTAATAGCTTTTCCGTTGCTCTGACTCATGCCGATATACAGCGTCATACCGGGCCTCCGGTTGTATCGCCGCCTTTCAGGACGCCAGTATGCTGATGCGCATCAACCACAATCCCGTTAGAACTCATCGCTCCGCCGCCCTGGATAACGCCACCATTGATCACCACTTCGCTGTTAATACGCGTGCGGTCAGCCTCCAGTACAAACTCACTGGTTTTCATGGTGATGTTGTCAGCGGCCTCAATGACCATTGATTTGATGCCCCTGACATACCAGCGCCCGGTGGCGGGTTCATATTCAAACCAGCCGCCGTCAGGATGCTCTGTCACGCAGGCATCCGCCGACGTCGACGGTGGCGCGAACTGATTCGAATAGATGGCGGGCAACGCAAAGGCGGTTTCCAGATTTCCGCCCAGACTCAGCAGCACCACCTGCTCACCTTCCGATGGTCGCCACCATGTGCGGGCATTCCCGGCACGCAGCGTCAGCCAGCTGATCCAGTTGGTTTCAAGCTCGCCCGTTTTCACCCGGCAAAGCCAGTTTTCCCTGTCCCCTTCGGTGACTACCCCAGTGCGGATCAGGTTGGTGATAAGGCGCATGATTTCGGTTAATTGTGCGTTCATTTCTAAAGTGTCTCACATTAGAATGTCCTACCATTGCGAAGAAATTTGTATGAATGAAGATACAAAATGGAGATTGAATGTTTACTGTTGGTATTTACGGCTTTACTCTAACAAAGATAACTCACTTTTCATTCGGGACAATGTATCCAATAGAAACCAGTTTTCTTAAATTAAAAAAATATAGACAAGACAAGGAAAAATTATATCTTACTGCGCTCCTTGAACTTGACATCATAGACAAGAGCGAAACAGATAATATCATATTTCATCTAGAGAAAATTTTGAGTTTTATAGAACAGAGAGCAGTATTTATCAGACACCAACTAAATAATAAGACTCATAAATTTGACTTGCCCATAGATTACCCTCTCTTTATAACTCCTAATATTAACTTATCAAGTTCAGGAGAAATCATTCTTGAAGATTGCTTTTCCAAAAACTCAAGACGCTACTTTATTGAACTTGCTATAAATAAGATCATCATTGCTAGAGATCGACCATTTACCACAATACTTCATAAAAATGTATTGGTTTTCTCTAATCCAATAAATTATCTTGATGTATCATATTACTTACTTTTTTCTGGCCTTGAGTCATTAGTTCGAGAACGTGAGAATGATTTTAAATCAAACATTACGCCAATAATGTATCGTTACCTCAAAAAGCATGGGTTTAATATAAATCAACAAAACAATAAACATCATGACATCTCACTTGATATTTACTGTAGCTTAAGGAACGCATTATTTCACAATGGTCAATTCCAAACCATGCCGATGAAAAGAGGCTCTAAAACAATCAGTTTTGCACTAAAGGATTTTTACTCACAATTTAAACGATTAAACTGCCTAGTCATATTAAAAGAAGCAGAATTCAGCGATCATCATATCAACTGGAATTTTAGTGATTATAGAAACCCTTTTATATAACTCACCCTGACAACCAATGAAGTAAAATATCATGAGTGATGGCCTCTAACTCATCGTTGCTCCCCAACAACTGCCGCTCTGCGTACCGTACCTCCGGTCCTTTGCGGCTGACGCGATCACGTAAGCCGTAGTGATGAACACGGGCAATGCGCTGTACCTTGCCTTCAAACTGCACGCTGGCAGAGTCGGCGCTGGCGGCAGTTTTCAGGTATTTTGTGGTGCGCAGCTTTGTAAACATCTGACGTTTGATGCGCCCCTTTTTGCTGCGTGCTGTTACCCTGCGCGGCTCATAACTGCTGCCATCTGGATTGCGCTGCATCCTGATGTTCTGCTGCTGTGTCCGGCGCAGTTCCTGCGCCAGCTGGCGCATCATGCGGCTTCTTGCGGCTGGCTCCAGATTCGCCAATAATGCACTCAGCCAGTTGTCCACCTTCTGCAGTTCAGCCACGTTTCACCGTCCACATTTCTTCAGGTTCATCAGGTTCCGCTACCGCTTCAACGTTCGACACACTGCCGTCAGTGCTGACCAGCACACGCTCCGTCAGTTGCAGGTTAAGGCTGATATCACAGACATCGTTGCGCAGAATATCCACCTCAAAGGTGAATAGCTTTTCCCGTAACGCCGGGTTATTGATGGCATCGGGCTGGTTATCCCGCAGCCACAGCAAAACCGGGGCCATCAGCAGATTCTGATCGCCGCTGAAATCCTCAATCACCACGTTCAGGGTGTAGCGGTACTCCCATGACATGGAGTTGGCCCCCGTGGCAACCAGCGAACCGTTATCCACAAACAGATGCAGTTTGTCCGGGTTATTACGGACATAAGGCACTGCTTTATTGAGGGCGTGGCGCAGGGATTGTGGTTTGTTCACTGTTTCGCTCCTGACATGCAATAATCATGTCCACTTTGTCTGCACAGACCGCCCAGGCGGCCTCCGTTTCATCCAGCAACGCGTTCAGATCACCGTTAGTGCGCGGCGCTGCCTGATCCAGCCGACACGGCGTCACCCGCGGACAACCACTGACGGTAAGCTGCACCTCCGGTGAATGCCGGACGTTTCCGCAGCCGGATAATGTCAGCAGGCAAAGGAGTATCAGCCCAGCGGCGTAAATCCTCGCTCTCACGTTTCAGTTCCTCAATCCGGTGTTGTCGTTGTCTCAGCAGTGCAATGGTCTGTTCTGCTTCGGCATAGAGCCGCGCCTGCTCCCGGTTATTGGTTTCAGTCAGAATGGACAGGCTGATAAGCTGGCTGTTGCTCTTTGCCAGCGCCTGGCTTTTGCTCTGCAGTTCGTCTGCCTGCGTGCTGATGGTCTGGCTGGCATCAGCCAGACGCCACGTCTGCCAGCCCAGCGTCGCCAGTAATAACGCCAGCACAACCAGCAGCAACCGGTTCATGCGGCTACCTGTTGCGCCATCTGGTTACGTGTGATCCAGAAGGCAATAACGGTCAGTAGATAAAAGACCAGGGTAATGGCCCACCCCGTCCAGGCGAGACTTACGATAATCAGCAATCGCATCACCCAGCTGATAAATACGTTTTCTTTTCGGGTAATGCTCTTCAGCAAAGATGCCCTCAACTCCTGCCAGAGCGGGCCGTTCTTAATTAACGCAGCCAGTGCTACCGGAATTACTGCCCATGTCAGCAGACAGGCTACCCAAACGCCGGATGCTGCCAGTACCGGAAAAATCTCCTGTGGATACATCATTGTTGCGATCAACAGCCCCATCCATAACATCAGAAACAGCCCGCTGATTAATTTCTTTTTCATTTCAGTTTGCTCCCTGTAAGCACCAGGCCATCTCCCGCGCACGGCGGTTATCCAGCCCCTGATTAAAAACACCTTTCACATAAACCCAGCGCGGCAACTGTCGGCACGCATCCGCCCAGCGCCGCTGGTTGAGTAATTTCACCAGTGTGGAACTGCAGGCATTGCCCGTTCCCACGTTGAAGGCAAACGACACTGCAGCGTCATACACCTTCTGCGGCGGCTGTTGCTTCACACCCCTTTCCAGCGCCCGCTCCACACGCAGCACGTTGGAGATCAGCCCTTCCGCGGCCTGTCGTTCCGTAATGGTTTTGCCGGGAATGACGCCAGATGTATTACCAATGCCGTCGGTCCAGACACCCGCGCTGCACTGATACGGCCGCAGACGACAGCCTTCGTAATCGGCAATCAGTTTCAGCCCCTCCACGGAGGTGTGAAGCTGCTGAAAACCCGGCAGCGTGGCAGCAATAGCCAGCACGGCCCCTACAAGGCAGCGTTTAACGATTGATGGATTCATAGTCCTCCCGCGTGATCTGCCCGTCGCGCAGAAGCTGGTAGGCTTTGTGTTTGTAGTACCAGTTGATAGCCAGCATCAGCACACCAATCATCAGGCCGCCCAGCGTTGAGGCATCCTTGATGGACAAATCGCCCAGCCAGGCCAGCACAACGGCGATGCAGTACGTGATAAAGGCGCTGATTCGCTCAAGCGTCATAATTCAGTCCCATAGCTGGACGGTCTGCACGGTGGTGGTTGTCGGTATGTCCGGCAGCTCCACCTGCAGCCCGTGAGGTAAAAAGGGGCCGTATTCGGCAAGCCCCGGATTTGCCTTCAGTACCTGCTCCGTGACACCCTGCGTGCGCCCGTAATGACGCCAGCAAAGCGCGTCCACCGTGTCATACTGATGCGCACGCACTTTCATCAGATAAGCTCCACTGTGCAGTGCGGCGCGTCCTGTACCCGGCTGATGGCCCAGCGGGCGTCACGCCATAAATCACCGCTGGCTTCCGCCAGTTCCTCGCCTCGCTTCACACCAGACGCCGTGGCGTCATAGTCCTGGTATCGTTCGTTGAGCATGGCGCGGGCCCAGCAGTAAACCGCGTTGAAATAGTGCTGAATGCGCTCACTTTTCCCGTCCAGATGTTCTGCCGGAACCTCTGCCAGCGAGGCATATCCCAGCATCAGCTGGCGTCTGCGAAACTCATACAGCTCTGCGTTGACCTCCGAAATTGCCGACAGCGCAACCTGCTTTAAACGCGGCTGCGTCACCGTGCCGTCAGTGCGCATGACACTGCGAAACTCCGACAAGTCCATATCAGGCCAGAACGGCGTATTCCTGATGATTTCCGCCTGTTCCGGTGCCTGTTCTGGCGCAACAAACTTCATGCTGCTTTCTCCTGAAATAAAGGGCGGTGGACGGGGCTTTGATGTGGCAGTGCCTTTCGCCACCCCGTGCCGCCCGTGCGCGGGGGCACGTTCTGTCAGCGGCTGTCATTGCGCAGTCTGCGCTCCAGCTGCTGTTTGTCTTTTTTCACGCCACAGCGGGGATCGAGCTGTAACGCATGGTTGAGATGATTAAGGGCGGAAGCCGGATTACTTTCACTCAGGACAGCGCCAATCGCTTTATGCAGACGCGCCCGTGACTGGTCCGGCATATCCAGACCGTCTGTCAGCTCCAGCGTCTGCAGCAACAGATCGGCATCAAAGCCGGTAGTGGCAAGCATTGCGCTCTGTGCCGCGTCTGCCATTTCCTCTGCCAGCACGGTCTGCACGTTGCGGTTACCCAGCGGCATCACCCAGCCATGACGCAGGGCATGACGCCCGATCTCCAGCGCCCCGGCATAATCTCCGGCATCAATACGCCACAGCATCACGTACATCAGCACGTCATCCTGTTGAGCGCCTCCGGCAGCCAGAACCCCCTCCGCCCAGGCGGCGTACTTCGGCAGCAGCTCCACTTTGATTTCCGCTTTTTTGACCGTGGACTGAACGCCCTTGAGACGGCGTCGGTCTTCCGCCAGTTGCAGCAGCATCAGGTCATAGCCCGACGCGTGGCGAACGCTGCCGCCCTCACGGGCGGCCTGTTCAGCCTGAACGCGCAGGCGATGCTGCCGTGCGGGACTCAGGCTCATGGATTACGCTCCGGTTTCTGCTGCGGCGGCGCTGAAGTCGCCAATCTGGATGTTTTCCACCAGTGCGGCGCAGCGGTAGTCCTCAACCACATAGGCTTCGTTAACGGATTCAAAGTTTTCAATCCGGTCACGTTTCGGGTTGTCGATAACTGAACGGCGGCGGGTATCTTCCTGCCAGTAGATGGACAGGTTATCCAGACGGGTGATCAGCAGCGCATTCGGCGGGAAGAACGGCGCACGCACGGCCTGCAGGCCACCCATGCGTTTCTGACTGATAATCATATCGGCTGCCAGTTTTTCAGTGTTTTCCTGCTCTTTGTTGACCAGCGGGAAATACTTGTCAGACAGCAGTTCACGACCGCAAATCACCACCAGATCGTCGTCGTCCTGGTAGACCACGTCGATAAGCTCATTGACCGCATCCATCACCACAGCGTCCAGGTTGGCATATTCGCCACCTTTCCCGACTTTCACCGCACCCGGTGTGGTTTCGCCGCCCGTGGTGGTGCTGCCCATGACGTGATCCGGTGCATCCTCACGGATTTTCTGCAGCCAGCCTTTGTTCACATCCTGCAGCAGCGGGTTTTCACTACGGTTGGAGGTTTTCGCACGCTTCACGCCGTTAAAGCCGATCATGATGCGGTCCAGTGCCTGACGTTTCACGATGGCGTCACGGATACGCACCTGGAAATCCTGAAACTTCGCCCACAGGTCCAGCTTCGCGTAGGTCAGCACCGTGTCAAAGTTGGTCTGCTCGCATTTATATTCCACATCGACCATCAGCGTCGGATCGACAGGTTCACGCTCTTTCGCAGTGGTGTCAGTGGTTCCGGCAATGGTGCTGCCAACACCCAGCCCCAGCAGCTGACCGGACTGCTCAGTCACTGGCGTGACGTTAATCAGCGTCAGGAAAGCGGCGGACTGCTGGATCTGGTCTTCCAGCGTCTGCTGCACAGACGGCTCCACAGTGAATTTGCTGGACAGTTCTTCAACTGCCACACCATTCAGACGCGCCAGCTGCTGCAGGTAAGCGTTAAAAGCAAAGCGGGTATTCTTCTTCATCGGGTTTTGTGCTCCATCAGCAATTGGTCAGAGTGTCAGCGGGGGCGTTACTGCCTGTTGCACGCTGGCGGTAGTCCTGGCGGCTGTCTTCATGACTCAGCTTGTCCACCAGTTCGTTAAAGGCGGTCTGCTGTGCCTGCAGGGCAGTCTCCAGCTCAGACAGACGTTCTTCCTGCTCAGACAGGGATTTTTCGGTGTGTGCGCTCAGGTTCTGCTGCTCAGTGGCGACCAGCTCCACGGCCTTATGCACATCAGAGAACCGGGCGTCATCGGACTGCTCTTTTTTGGTAAACAGCGCCGTGACGCGGGCAAACAGGGACGGTTTGTCGTCCTGGATTTCTTCCAGTTCGATCACCGTTTCCTCTGCAGCGGTAAAGAGATTGGCAGGATTCTGCTTGCGGTTTGCCAGCGGGTTATGGGCTGCACTGGCGCTGAATGTCAGCATTTCCGTACCCAGACTGGCAGGGTCATCAGTGGCAGCCAGGCCGACCAGGTAGGCTTTGCCCGTATCAGCGAACTTCGGGCTGACTTCCATAGAGGTGAATAATTTCTGGCCTTTTTTCACCAGTTCCACCAGGGACTCCGTTGGCTCAACGTCGGCATACAGCGCCATCTTGCCTGCCAGCGGACCTTCCGTGATTTCTTCAGCAAACAGCGCCGTCACCTTGCCGTAGCGGTTAAAGGTGCTGTCCGGCAGATAAGACTTGATGTGCTCAAGGTTAATCAGCGCGGTATACACCGCCGGGTTGTAGCTGGCTGCCATCTGTTCCAGCCATTCACGCTGGATTTCGCGTCCGTCGGTGGTGGCACCTTCCACCCCGATGCGAAAACGCTTTGCTTTCACTGTCATGAGCCGTGCTCCGTTAGAAAAAACTTACTGGAGCCTTATGGTTGCGGTGATGGGGGCAGTGAAACAATGAGCGGTATTTGTACCGACAACCACACAAACCGCAGGCGGGGAAAGCCTTCATTCAAGGCTGTAGGTTTGTTCCATGAACACCACACTGACACCCGCAGATCTCGATCCCCGTCGGCAGGCCATGCTGCTGTACTTTCAGGGATACCGCGTAGCCCGCATTGCTGAAATGCTGGGCGAGAAAGTTGCAACCGTTCACAGCTGGAAAAAACGCGACAAGTGGGGTGACTATGGGCCGCTGGATCAGATGCAGCTCACCACCGCCGCACGCTACTGCCAGCTCATTATGAAGGAGCACAAAGAAGGGAAAGATTTCAAAGAGATTGACCTGCTGGCGCGCCAGTCGGAGCGCCACGCGCGGATCGGCAAGTTTAACAATGGCGGCAACGAAGCCGACTTAAACCCTAACGTCGCCAACCGCAACAAAGGCCCGCGTCGTCAGCCGGAAAAGAACGTTTTCACCGATGAACAGATTGAGAAGCTGGAAGAAATCTTCCATTCCTCCATGTTCAACTACCAGCGCCACTGGTGGGAAGCCGGAAAAACCAACCGCATCCGCAACCTGCTGAAGTCACGCCAGATCGGCGCGACCTTTTACTTTGCCCGTGAAGCCCTGATTGACGCCCTGCTTACCGGACGTAACCAGATTTTCCTTTCCGCCAGTAAGGCACAGGCCCACGTCTTTAAACAGTACATCATCGACTTCGCCAAAGAAGTGGAGGTGGAGCTGAAAGGCGATCCGATGGTGCTTCCCAACGGGGCCACGCTTTACTTCCTCGGCACCAATGCCCGCACGGCCCAGAGTTACCACGGCAACCTGTATCTGGATGAATATTTCTGGATACCGAAATTCCAGGAGCTGCGCAAGGTGGCTTCCGGTATGGCTATTCACAAAAAATGGCGACAAACCTATTTTTCCACGCCATCCAGCCTGACACACAGTGCTTATCCGTTCTGGTCCGGTGCGCTGTTTAACCGTGGGCGCAACAAAACCGATAAGGTGGACATCGACCTGTCCCACAGCAATCTGGCCCCCGGCCTGCTGTGCGCAGACGGGCAATACCGCCAGATAGTCACCGTGGAAGATGCGGTGCGCGGCGGCTGTAACCTGTTCGACCTCGACCAGCTACGCATGGAGTACAGCCCGGACGAATACCAGAACCTGCTGATGTGCGAGTTTGTGGACGATCTCGCGTCCGTGTTTCCGCTCAGCGAGCTGCAGGCGTGCATGGTGGACAGTTGGGAAGTCTGGACCGACTTTCATGCACTGGCGCTGCGCCCGTTTGGCTGGCGCGAAGTGTGGATCGGTTATGACCCGGCAAAAGGTACGCAAAACGGCGACAGCGCCGGATGCGTAGTGGTGGCACCGCCAGCCGTGCCGGGTGGTAAGTTCCGCATTCTTGAGCGTCACCAGTGGCGCGGGATGGACTTCCGCGCCCAGGCTGACGCCATCAAAAAACTTACCGAACAGTACAACGTGACTTATATCGGAATCGACTCAACCGGCGTTGGTCACGGGGTTTACGAGAACGTGAAAGCGTTCTTTCCTGCCGTCCGGGAGTTTGTCTACAACCCCAACGTTAAAAACGCCCTGGTACTCAAGGCCTACGACATTATCAGCCACCGCCGTCTGGAGTTTGACGCCGGGCACACCGACATTGCGCAGTCATTCATGGCAATCCGTCGCGCAACCACCGCCAGTGGCAACCGCCCAACCTATGAAGCCAGCCGCAGCGAAGAAGCCAGCCACGCCGATCTGGCCTGGGCAACAATGCACGCACTGTTTAACGAACCACTGCAGGGCGAGTCCGCCAATACCAGTAATATTGTGGAGATTTTTTGATGGGAAAGAGTAAGAAGAACCGCGCTGCGTCGACGAACCAGATCCAGCATAAAAGTCAAACTACAGCCGAAGCATTCAGCTTCGGTGATCCCGTTCCTGTTCTGGACCGCCGCGAACTACTGGACTATGTGGAATGCGTACAAACAGATCGCTGGTATGAGCCGCCAGTAAGCTTTGACGGACTGGCGCGCACCTTCCGCGCCGCCGTGCATCACAGTTCACCAATTGCGGTGAAATGCAACATTCTGACCAGTACCTACATCCCCCACCCGCTGCTCAGCCAGCAGGCTTTTTCACGTTTTGTGCAGGACTATCTGGTATTTGGTAACGCTTACCTGGAGAAACGCACGAACCGGTTCGGTGAAGTTATCGCCCTTGAGCCTGCTCTGGCAAAATACACCCGACGTGGGTTAGACCTGGATACCTACTGGTTTGTGCAATACGGTATGACAACCCAGCCGTATCAGTTCACGAAAGGCAGCATTTTTCATCTGATGGAACCGGACATCAACCAGGAGATCTACGGCCTGCCCGGCTATCTTTCTGCCATTCCATCCGCCCTGCTCAACGAGTCCGCCACGCTGTTCCGCCGTAAGTATTACATCAACGGCAGCCATGCAGGCTTCATCATGTACATGACCGACGCCGCGCAGAATCAGGAGGATGTGAACAACCTCCGCAACGCGATGAAAAGTGCCAAAGGTCCAGGCAACTTCCGCAACCTGTTTATGTACTCGCCTAACGGCAAAAAAGACGGGCTTCAGATCATCCCATTGTCAGAAGTCGCGGCGAAGGATGAATTTCTTAACATCAAGAACGTAAGTCGGGATGACATGATGGCGGCGCATCGTGTGCCGCCGCAGATGATGGGGATAATGCCAAACAATGTTGGGGGGTTTGGGGATATAGAAAAAGCCAGTTGCGTTTTTGTGCGAAATGAGTTAACTCCTTTACAAAAAAGACTTGTAGAAATTAATATTTGGCTAAAGAAAAAAATAATAGCCTTCAAAGATTATTCATTGAATTAGATAAAATGTGTGGGGGATGAAAATCCCCCCTCCCAAATTACAAATACCGTCTAACACGTATTTTATTAATGCTCGACTCATTTCCAATTCTTATCAAAGCATTTCTCGCTTTTTCTCCGATGCGTTTCATTCTTTCTGAACCATTGCTATACCCACCAAACTTAAGAGCAGTAGCTATTATTGAATCACCACCATCAAGAATGACTTTTTTAAATAAATCATAGTAGTCATCCTCTGAGGCAGCATCCAATATTTCCTCGTGCCTATCAGACCAACCATTCTGACTTGATAATTTTATTAGAACATCCTTTATAGAACCATCCAGATTTAAAGTAGTAGAATAATCTTGGATTTTTGACTTTAACTCAGCATCTTTTATAGGATGAACATTCATGTAAATAGATTGAACATATTCCTTAAGAGCATCATTACCGTAATTAATAAATTTACTTATTAATTCACTTGCTTTAATATTTTCACCTAAATCTCTATACAGTCCGACAACACTATCCAAGTCACTTGGAGTTACATACTCTATCCCACCAACCACCGCTTGATATAGATTATCAATAACCTGATTTCGGTTATCTTCAAATGAATTATAGAAAAGCTTCCATGCTTCAAACAGTGAACCTCGCTTACTATCACGGATAAGTTCATCATTCCTTAGACTTACTTGCCTTTGGAAATTGTTCATATCAATATATCCATGCCTTACCATGTCTATAAGGACTTCATCAAGTTCGTTTGTTTTTTTATAATCATATATAAGCAAAGTATTAAGCCATTTTTTTTCTTTTCCATCCTCTTTTTCATCACGCATATAGATATTTCTCATATTTCTAATATACTCCAATGATGGTACATCTCCATCTGGAGTAAATGCGTAATGACTCCAACAATACAAAGTTAAGGAGTGTGCGACTTCATTTGCAATTTTTTCAAAATTAACGTTAATGCCAGGTAACAAGGCTAGCAAAAACCGCTCTATTTTTTTCAGTATCCTAATATTCTTAATACCCAGGGAAATGGAGTATTTGCTTAATAATTTATGAACATCAGAATTATTTTTATATGCTATAACTGCACATTCTTCTGGAGTAGGATTATAGGTAATCTCTCTATCAATAACCTTTTCTTTATAAGTGGAGTAGTCATCCATACCACTTGTCCCGTTATTAAGTAAAAGAACCACCTTACAATTTTTTTGTTCTTTCAATAAAGAAACCAACCCTAAGACATCTTTCACTTCTAAATTTTTACCACGTCTTTCTAAGTCATCTATGACTACAATAACATTAGTAATTGACATAAATGACATTGACTCAAGTGTCGTAGTGAAATTTTTCAAAAAAGGTGTATCTTTTAACACACGAGCGGTCTTTCTAGTGCAGGATTCAAGAAGCCCCTTTGCATTTTGTGTTGCTGTTTTTAAATTAGGTTTGTTTCCAATGAAATCTTTCGTAATTGTATTTTCAAAGATGGAGTATTTTAATGCGTCCAATGAATTAACACCAAAAAGAGAGACGTAACTATATCTATTAAATGCAATCTTATTTTTATTTTCCTTTAAGAAAGCATTCCAAGTATAGGTTTTCCCAATCCCCCACTCACCCTGAATAGCCATTACCTCAGGTTCTGCAGATGAAATAAAGTCTGACAACTGTTCTTTAATATAGTCTAATGACATGTACATTCTCCGAGATAGATAGTCATCCATATTATAACCCGAGTACTATCAAAGTAATAAGCGCGCGCTCGTATCCCCGCCACGCCTGCCCGCTTTATGTAGCGGTTTTCATGCGCCTGCATGACATAAGCAAAATCCCGCCACTCCTGGCGGGCCTCAGCTAAAACGATCCTCAAACGATCATGCGGATTCATGCGGCATAGACATGCACAATCTCCAAAGCGGGCATCGAGACTTTTTGGAAACCTACGTAACCACAGTTAATGTGTGCATCCTGTCTCGAATTGCATCACACGTCTCATCAAAAAGCTTGGTGATGGTTGTATGGTTCAACTCCGCCTCTTTCCAATAATTTTGCCCGTCAAATTCTGGATCGCTATGCTTAAACGATATTGACTCTGAAAGGCATTCCTTCCGGAAACGGTCCAAGATTATATAAACCTCTGGTGAGATGAACGGTTTGTTAGATTCAACACTTGTAACAAAAGTGTTAAATGCATCAAAAAAAACTTTCAACCTTCTAAATTTTCTCTCTTCAAATGGTTCGTTGGGGTCAACATGATCCAGCGCAGGCCTCAGCTTAAGCACGCTTTCTCTGGTTTCAAACATCGAATTCCAAATGAGACTATATGCTGATAACTCCTTATCAAAATACGCTTTCGTTACATAAACAGAATTGTCTAACTTAGCCTTTATTCTTTCATTAGTTGCACTCAGTTGTGATTGAAATTCAGCAATATCTTTGTTTAGCCGCGACTTATATCTTTCTAAATAAACTTTCCCGATCCAAACAAATATGCCAGATGCAACAAAAGACACCCCACCCAACGAAGCCAGAACTTTAAAGACCAAATCCATTGCGCCCCCACCTGCAAAAATAGTATTCCATTATAAGCTAATACATTTTTAATCAAACAGGGGATAATTCGCGTCAACCTCATCACTTCTCTGCTCTACCCTAGTGACTTCCATCAAAAACCCCAGGCCGTCATATAGCGAAACGGGGAATTCCAGCTCAAGCCAGAAGCAGTCTTCATAGATGCGGCCCAACCAAAAACCTCCGCCACACTCCTTTGGGCGTTGAAAGAAGACCCAGTCGCCAAGGGTTAAACGTTCCAGCACCTAGCCCCGATAAATAATCTGGTGATTACTGTCTTTTTTACCCATGGCTAACGCCTCGCTACTCTCGTTGTTCAACCTTGCTGACGTCAGATTCAAGTTCTTACATCAGGAACGTTCCTTAGTGCAGCCAGCTGTCGTCTTCCCAAACCTGTTGCATAATTTCCATCACCCGCTTTTTGTCTTCATCAAGCTTTAAGCCACTCAGCTCAACGCCGTTTGCCGACCCTTTACGGATGCGGATAGCGGTCTTGGGATAGATGGGTAGCAGGTTGCGGTAAAGCTCGGACTCCAGAGCGTCCAGGGTAGACTGGCTAATCTTCTGCTCTTTATCGATCATTATTTCAATGCGCATAAAAGTCACCTCAGCTGATGACATCCATTGAGCGGTTGTATTCGTGGCTTCTGATTTTTGCCATGAGTTCATCAGTCAATTCAGAAACCCACTGCAGGGCCAGCCCCTTCTCTTCATCACTACACTCACTAGCCGCTACAAGCTTAAGAAAAAAATCAATGCGCTGGAGCTTCAAAGACTCCAAAAAATAGTCCTGCATCTTTCCTCCTATGACACCGCAAACAATACTGTATAGATAATCACTGCTTATATTTACAGTATATAATAATCTTACTGATGTAAAACGTTTTTTTACGTTCATCAGCCTGATATGCCTGGTATTATTAAGAGCACGAATTGTTAACCCGCGTAATTAATACAGGTTCCGCCACTTATCATCTTCCTGCAAACGCTGGTTCCGATAGAAGACACGCAGGCCTGCTCCTGACGGAATACTGCCGCCGCGAAGGAGTAAATCGACCTCTTTCTCGCTGCCATCAAATCCTCTGGACTTCAGTTCATAGACGAGCTGCTGTCGTTGATGGTCTGTAATTCGCTGTTTGTAGTCTCTACGCCGTTTCGGTTTCACCAGGCGTAACCTTGCAGCCAGTTCCCGGCGCTCTTTTTTGTTCATACTGTGCAGGTAATCGTGCAACTCCTTGTCATCCATGTGGGTAATGTCCGTTCTGGTATCCCCATCAGCTGATTTGTCTTTCCCTTGTTGGTTCAAATTTTCAGCAAGGGGACAGTTATTGCCACGAGTCCAAGGGGCGCAAGCGCCCTGGTCGGCTGCCGCCTCCTGAACGTCAACGGCCTTACGAACCATTTTCCACTTCACCGCATGAGTGCAGATCTTGCCCTCTGCAATGGGTGACCAGATGCCATAAATACGAATACCGTGATCGCCATAGGCGGTCGGTTCTTCGTTGATTTCATAAGCAGTTCTGATGAGGTGATATTTGCGGGGAACCAGTACGCCGCCCTGCTTCATGATGTAGGTGGCAAAACAACCAGCATCAGCAGCAGCCAGGATTGCATCAAGGCGCGGGTTATCCAGTACCGGCGCACCTGCTTTTTTGTCCCCCTGTTGCCTTGCCGCCTGACCAGCCAGCAATCGCAGTTCACGGTAAGCCTGACGCCCCGGAATGCCAAAGAAGCGGAATTGCTGAACACGATGCAGAGACGCCCAGGCATTAACGTATTCAGCGTTATCACGCAGGGATTTACCCGTTTCCTTGCTGATCTCGCCAGCCAGACCACGCCCGTCAATGTTCTTACTGATGTATTTCGCGATGTAGCTTGTTGGCGTACCTTTGCGCGGGTTTATCAGCTCAGACTTAAAGCGTGGTCCCGTGTTATTACCCAGCTCCTCGCGGTCTTCACGAATGGCAAACTTACGCAACAAAGCAGTAATGGTGCGGCGATCTTTTTTGCGCATAAAACACAACAGATGCCAGTGAACTGTACCGTCATGATGCGGCTCAGCCACCCGCACGCCATACCAGCGCAATCCGGCTTTGTGCATCGCCTTACGAAATGCAGCAAACATGCCGACCAGATAATCACTGCTTTGTCTTACCGTCGCATTTGTCCAGGTCGGGTTGGGCCTGCCGTTATTTAGCGTGGAATGGAAACGTGACGGACAGGTGATGGTGTAGAAAACGGCGCAGTCACCGCGCATTTCCGCGATAAGCTCCAGACCTTTAACACAGGCCATCATCTCATTGCGGCGATGCGCAGGGTTGCTGCTGCTGGCGTTTACCACATCCTCCATGTCCAGCGTGTCGCCGTCTTCGTTCACCAGTTCATGAGAACGGAAAAACTCCAGTGACTTGCGGCGCTGCTCACGTTTATGCATCACGGCTTCATAGCTGACATAGGGAGATGCTTTTTTGCTGACCAGGCAAACAGCACGCAACTGATCTTCCCGCCATTCGCAACGCATCTTCCACAATTTCCGATACCACCAGTCGGCGCACAGCATACGCGCCAGCGACCCCGGAATGAGTTCATAGGGCACGGGTTTACGGCGGTTTCTTTTCCGGCGGAGTTGCTCAAACGCAGGCGGTATGACATCCAGTCGCAGGGTTTCTGCTGCCACCTTTTCCCATGTCTTGCGGATTTCTTCTGGCTTAACATCATCGGTGGCATACAAATCGCCACAAGCAGCATCAAGGCACATGCTCATATGCGCAGCTACCAAGGTGGACAGGCGTTTCACCTGATCCTGACTCATTTCAGGCAGAATCAGCAGGCCATCCAGCCCTTCATGGCTTGCCATAAAGCGAAAAGAAGTGGATAGCTGACTGTCGCGTACATGCTCCAGCCGTTCCAGACATGGCTTAATCGTCTCACACAAATAGCGGGAATAAGCCTTTGGCCTGCCCAGGCTGCTGAAGTATTCAATACGTTGCATCAGCGGCTTGCTGATATGGGAAGGCTGGGCGTTAACGTCCGCCAGAATGACCATGTCTGGATTAAAACGCTGCTGCTCATGCGCCAGCTTTGCCCAGCTAATGAGCTTATCCTGCTCCATTTCGCGTTGGACAGGATCACGGGATTCATTAAAGAAATAACGCTCCCAGACCTGAGCACTCAGTGCCTCGCGGCGCAGCTGTTCCTGCTCGTTATCGGCAGCGTACAGAGTGATCAGGTTTGAAAGCGCAGAAACCGGCGCGACTTCCGCCGGGTCCAGATAAGGGTTAATGGCCTTTTTCGGGCTGTTCCATGAGAATGCTGCGGCGGCCTCGTTAAAGCCGCTGCAGTTGTTCATATCAGCATGGCTCATGCACGCACTCCGTACACGGCAGAACTATCCACGCCACGCAAAGGATCAAATCCCACCCAGCAGCGCGCCCCGGAAACAGCGATGATTTCTGTTGCAGATTTACTCTCACCAGCTGCTACGCCGATGCTGCGTTTTGCCTTGATGTAGTGGTGAGTAAAATTGCGATACAGCGAACGGATCAGGGATGTGTCACTGTTAGAAACAATGACCGGATGTCCTTCAGATGCTCGATGTTCAAGAACGGATGCCAGGTGATACTGGTCATCTTCAGTGAAACCATCAGTGTGATAGCCGGAAAACGTACCGTCATACGGCGGATCGCAATACACCACATCCCCCGCCTTCAACATCGCCAGCGTTTCATCAAAGCTGGCGCAGATAAACGTTGCCCGCTGGGCTTTTTCTGCAAATGCGCGAATTTCTTTTTCAGGTAAATACGGATTTTTATAATTACCGTAGGGAATGTTGAAATGCCCGCTCTTGTTATAGCGACATAAACCACGGTAACCGTGACGATTGAGATACAGGAAATATACCGCTTTCATGAAATCAGTAATTTCAGTTGAGTAATTAAACTCCTGCCTTATGTTGTAATAAGCTACCTCCCTGTTTGCGATCTCAAATAAAACTCTGGCGCGAGATATAAACGATTCACAATCAGCGGCAACCTTTTTATAGAGGTTGATTAAATCAGGATTAATATCCGCAACCAGATAGCTTGGATAATCCGTCTCCATCATCACCGCACAGGAACCCGCGAAAGGTTCAACCAGTCGCGGGCCAGCAGGAAGGTGTTTTTTCAGTTCGGACATAATTGCGGTTTTATTTCCCGCCCATTTCAGGATGGTGCTCATACAGCACCTCCGTTGTAATGTTTGCCTTTCAGCTCTGCAATTTCCTGACAGGTAATGCAAAGCTGCACACCCGGAATGGCACGACGGCGTGCTGGCGGAATTGGCGCTTCACACTCAACGCAAAGCACGCGGGACACGCCCGGTGTTTTGGCACGGGCAGCACGGATATGACGTTGGCGTTCTTCTTCAACTCGCTGCTGTACGAGATCCATTGCATCAGCCATCAGTGGATCTCCTGCGCTTCGTTCTGGATTGCTTCAGCAGTCACACGCAGCAGTTCTGCCGCTTCGACGTGGTTTAACTGGCGGGATGTGATATGACACGCCAGGCTATCAAGGCGGGCAGCCATTGCCTCAGCCCTTGCCCGACGTTCTTCAAGACGGGCCTCTGTCAGTAAAAGATTAAGACCTGCATCATCCGGTCCGGTTTTAGTCGTGAGGGTTTCAATATTACGCATAATCAATTCTCCTGAATTTAGATAAAGGGATGCCCGGCGGGTTTACGCCATTAATTTCATTAGTTGGTTAATTCGGCATGGTTAGCCGTCTGGGAAATAAGCTCACCACTGCACGAAAATGATTCATTGCTTTAATCAACTCCCGCTTTTCGTCAGTGGTCAGCTCATTAATGCTGATGCTATGACGTTCAGCTGGAATTTTTGCCATAAAGAATATGGCAGCCAGTGCCCGTTTATTTTGTTCGCTATTAATATCCCGTGAATCACGCATATCTTTAATAAACCGCTCAAGCTCTGACTCAATATTCAGGCCAAAAACTTTCGCCCTTAACTCCGCAATGTGATTAAGTCCATTCAGGCGTTCACCGGGGCTTAATGGAACAGTCGCCGCAGTGCCTTCAATAGCCATTTATGCATCCCACAACACATCTACTAAAAAATTTTTGATATGATCCATTACCAACATATTGATAGCTAGAAGGAATCATCAATGTTGAACCCGGTTGAAAGAGAGCGTATAGAGCAACTTGAAAACGAGATCTCCAGTCTTCGCGATGAGGTTGCTGTTCAACGAATTCTTGTTTCAGGTCTGATCCACTCCTTATTTCGAACTGACTCAGCAAATCAATCAGCATTTTTTGAGCTCCTCCGCGAAGAATTAAACAAACTTCCTTTAGGTTCGGTTAAACAACAAGAATTCACTCATCTGATACAGACACTGATAGATCGTTACCGATAAATATTTCGCCGATAACGTTCAAGAGGTGATGTCTTTATACGCATCACTTCTTGTACTTTTTCACCACGTATAAAGGTTCCATCCTTTAGCGTGAAAAAGTAGCTACCATCGCCCGACAACGACGGATAACAACAGAGCAAATCATCTTCAGGTACTGAATAATTCTCCCCTCTGTAACGAAAGTGATAAACCACTTTATTTTCTGCCGCATACATTTGGACTTTCTCCGTTTCCTCGTGGTCAATTCAGACAGCAATTCATCTTGTGAACGGCACGGATGCCAGCGTTTACCATCCTCACCCATGATCCAGCCGTGACCGTAGTGCATTGCCGGGCTTTGTTTTACCAGCAGCGATGCAAATGATGGTTCTTTCGTCAGCATAAGCACCTCACAGCAAACCGAATGAAGCACCGAGGCCAGTCACGGTATCAACTGCACTCGCCATCGCAGGATTAGCCTGTAAACGGGCCTGCAATGAAACAGCCGCCAGCGCCATCAGTCGTGTTACAGAGTTAATGCTGCTGATAGCATCACGACGACCGGCACAGGTTTTTACATCGCCAGATACCGCACCTGCAGCAACACGCCCGATCTCTGCGGTTGCACTCATGACGTAATGTGGCAGTTTCTCTTTTGCCACCTCATTAATCGGTACACATGGCAGACAATGAATCTGAGCCAGAAAGCCATCGACCAGCGTTGAATCTTCAGTCAGATCGGTAAGCAACCAGATTTCTGACGGCGTGAGCTGATGTGATTGTTCCGGGTTAAGCTTGTTACGCAGCGTCTGGACGTTCATTCCCGCGCGTTCTGCCAGCTTCGCCATGTTGTGACGCAGTGCGAAAGCCCGACAGGCTTCATCAAAATGCGGATGTTTGGAAATCTTGTAATCAAACATGGTGCTCCCTTAGAAAGTTCCCATAATTGAAGTTACTTACCAACAATGACGCGGAAGTTGGAATGACCGAGGGATTCACGGACCTGATCAGTTTTGTACATCAGATAACGCAGGCTTACGCGGCCTTTGTTTTTTTCTTTCTTGACCATGTACTTAGCGAGTTGGCCATGGTGAATTTTTTGGTAAACAGACCCACGGGAAATACCTTCCCATTCAGCGAATTCAGCAGGCGTAGCCATCTCTTTTGGTACACGAATTGAAATATCTGTGCTCATAGTGCAGTATCCTTAGATTTAAGTTAGTTTTATCTCGTTTTAGATCACTTTCCGGGATTCCCCTTGCGGGATAATCGCGATACTACGATCACTTTAAGTGGTCGTCAATGGAGTATTTGATGATCAACATTCAGGCAGGTCCCAATACGGGAGGTAGAGAGGCGATCGAAAGATTGCTTAAGGCATATGGATTCAGCACCAAACAAGCACTAGCTGACCATTTAAAAATTTCAAAAAGTACTATGGCAAACAGAAACTTACGAGATAGCTTTCCTGCTGAGTGGGTCATCCAGTGTGCACTTGAAACAGGGGTTTCGCTGCTATGGCTAGCCACAGGCCAGGGTGAAATGTTCACTTCAGAAGATCGAGAAAAAAATCCCGTAAACGAGTCAAACGTCACGCTTCGACCACTTTCCAAAATCGTTGCCCCCAGCATTAAGCAAGCCGAATTGAAGAATGGGGAGTTGAATAACGAAGGGGAAGTCTTGCTTGATAGCAGCTTACTGGACAGTGAGCCCGGCAATTCATTGTTTATAAAAACGTCTACTGACTGCTTTGTAGTGGATATATCTGTCAAACAGGTTAGCAATGGTTACTGGCTTGTCGATATTGATGGGGTGAAAAGCATCGTCAAGATTGCCCGAATACCAGGCAACAGAATTGTTGTTCACCAGGACGACTCATCCTTTGAGTGTTCTGTTGATGATGTGGAAGTTGTCGGGCGAGCCATTAAAGTAATCAAGAGTATTTAGTCATGACCATCAGGAAACAGCCGAACGGAAAATGGTTGTGTGAGTGCTACCCTAACGGGCGGGACGGCAAGCGCGTGCGCAAGCAATTTGCGACGAAAGGCGAAGCCGTAGCATTCGAAAACTTCACCATGGATGAAGTAAACAAAAAACCATGGCTGGGGGAAAAGGAAGATCGGCGGCATCTGTCAGAAGTGATAGAGCAATGGCACTCACTATACGGGCAGACGCTCGCAGACCCCAAACGCCTGATGGCGAAACTTAGAATTATCTGTAATGGCCTGGGCGACCCTATCGCCTCAGAGCTGACCGCCGGAGATTTTACGAAATACCGTGAAGCGCGATTAAAAGGTGAAGTGCGAAATGAAGATGGCGCGCTTATGTCGCCAGTTAAGCCCCGAACGGTAAACCTCGAACAACGCAACCTATCATCAGTTTTTGGGACTCTGAAAAAACTGGGCCACTGGTCAGCCCCTAACCCGCTCGCCGGTCTGCCAACATTCAAAATCGCAGAGGGTGAACTGGCATTCCTGACCCCAGAAGAAATTAAACGCCTGCTGGATGCCTGCGCGGATTCTCAAAGCCCCAGCCTGCTGATGATTGCAAAAATATGCCTAGCTACTGGTGCGCGGTGGAGTGAAGCAGAAAACCTGCAGGGCCATCAGTTATCAAAATACCGCATCACTTATACCAAGACGAAGGGCAAGAAAAACCGTACCGTGCCGATATCTCAGGATCTGTATGACGAACTCCCCAAGAACAGAGGGAAGTTATTCACCCCATGCAGAAAAGCTTTTGAGCGTGCAGTTAAACGAGCTGGTATCGACTTGCCAGAGGGACAATGTACCCACGTCTTGCGCCATACATTCGCCAGTTACTTTATGATGAATGGAGGGAATATTCTTGTACTAAGAGATATTTTAGGCCATTCAGATATAAAAATGACTATGGTCTATTCTCATTTTTCACCTGAGCATCTTGAAGATGCTGTAACAAAAAACCCTTTATCATCACTAGCGATTTAACATAATGAAAATTAATAAAATTAGTACCACAGATTATGTAGCAATGCTTAATGAAATATTATTCGAAATAGAGTCCAAACCACTATTAAAAGCTCCTTATCTCGCGGGAAATAATATCATTAAAGATTTTAACAATAGGGTTAAATGTTACCTAGAAGTCATAAACAAGATTTACAGTAAAAACCCTCACAACCTTGTAATTCGTGAAATAAAATCAAAAATAAAAAGCACAAAAACACTCTCGGATAAAATTTCAGAAACACTTAGATTATATTTAAACGGTAAAATCAAAGAATCTTACCTAACATTTGATCACGCTATCACCAAGACAAATATAAATGACCACATCTATAATATGTCCGTTCCATTAAGTGTGTTTTGTCATCCTGGAAAACCTCTATTTCGCGTAAGAAAAAGCGATCAAATAATAAAAGAAAGGCGTGATATCTTTCATATTCCTTTTTCTAAACGTTATCTTGTGAATGCACAAAGATACTCAGTCTCAGGCCTTCCTTGTTTATATTTAGGAACCTCTATTTTTGTATGTTGGCAAGAAATGGAAAAACCAGACTTTGATAAATTATATGTATCTTCATTCATCACAGAGTCTGGTTCATCACATAGAATACTTAACCTTGGTTATAATTTGAGATCAGCATTGAACATAAACACCTTAGCATGGCTGTTAGATAATGATACTGAAGGAACTATGAATAGGGTCATTTCGAACTTAATTTCCTGGCCACTTGTGTTAGCCTGTAATTATACAAAACAACATAAAAACTCTAGTTTCAACCCTGAGTACATAATCCCCAACCTTCTTATGCAATGGCTCAGCAGCAATGAAAATAAGGGCATAGCCGGTATCGCTTATCGCACGACTAAAATTCTCAATCAAAAAGATAGTGATATTGGTATTAATATAATCATGCCACCTAAAATGGATAATATTTTGGATTCTGGTTATGATTACTGCCCACACTTACTAAGTGTATTTAAATTTACCAAACCTGTTTCATGGCAAGTATTTAGCACTTTAAACGTCAAGACCGATGGTATGGATGAAGATAGACTCATAATGGGAGGACCAACTCCAGCATCAGGTACAATTGAAGATTTTGATGAATCGCTAGTGGAATATTACAATAATACCTCATTCAAAAAAGTTCAATTGTTAATTCATAAAATGATGAAGCATGATTATCTTGAGCCTTAAGTGGCGGCGTTTTGGCGGTAGAGTATTAAGAGGATGCAGTTACAAAAAACCTCTAACTCCATTATAGAAATAGGAAGTGATCTGATGAATAACATCATCTATACAAACGAACAATATGAAATCGAAAATCTAAGTATAGCCCTGTATGCAATTTTCGATAAAATAAAAGAAAGGATTTCCATCGCCGAAGAATCTAACATTTACACTATCAGAGATGTTGGTCATAACTCGGAATCTCAAGTTTGCAAAAACACTTTTAATAAATTAACGCAATTTTTTGATTCAAACATTCTTTACATCCAAGACTGTGAAGTCTTAATTTCATATATAACAGAGTGCAGTTTGGAACTCTCTGTTATAGCGCAACAATTTTATGAAATACTCTGGAGCGATTTGTTAATAACCACACCAGACAAAGATTTTAAAGGGATTTTAGTAGCAAAATCGCCAAAAACAAGCTTGCTATTTTCTTTGTTAAGCATGCTATTTATAAAAATGAATAGTTTGTTTGACTACGTTACTAAAATCTCCTTTGAATTATTAAAGAGTAACTTCCCAATCTCTAAATACAAGAAATTAATATCCAAAAATAAATTATACGGCAACTATAAAGAATTAGTTTTTTCGACAACAACGGATACCATATTTGAAAATAGCAATTTTATAAACACTGTAACATCATTACGAAATCATATAATTCACCACGGTTATATAGATGAGCACCCAAAGGTATATGTTGAAGTGGAAAATGGCATTGCATTTGGGAGATTTGTACTATTCCCCGATTTGAATGAGAGTGGAGGACTGGAAAATTGCATTAACAGAACTTTATTCTATTCAAAAGAAACAAAGATTGATGAAAAATTACCTGACTTAATTAAGGAATGCCAAATTAAAGTAATTAACTCGTTGAAGGTACTAATTAAAGATCATGAAGCATTAGAAGATTCAAGAAAGACTGGCGGCACTTTGGCGGCAGAGCATTAAAAACGAGTAAAATGAACAAACACCGAGTAATACCAACCTACTGTTTTAAAAAGCAAATCATTGTTTTTGTTATAGTTAAGATAGTATGTAGGAATTTCGGACGCGGGTTCAACTCCCGCCAGCTCCACCAAATCATGATCCGGATACGTCCGGTGAAGTGCAAAAAGCCCGCATGGCACAAGCCCTGCGGGCTTTTTTGTGTCTGTCGTTGTCCGAGAATATCCGGCTAAATCCGGTGATTATTGGTATACGTTTAGGTATACGGTAGGATGTATACCTAAAAGCGTATACCAATTCATGAAGGAGCGGCCACAGTGGCACGGACAACACGCCCCCTGACCAACACCGAAGTTCTGCGCGCTAAAGCGATGGAGAAGGATCTAACGCTGCATGATGGCGATGGCCTTTTCCTAATAGTGAAAACCAGCGGGAAAAAGCTCTGGCGCTTCCGTTATCAACGTCCAGTGACAAAACAGCGGACAATGATGGGACTAGGTGCTTTCCCCGCTCTTTCACTTGCTGACGCCCGAGGGTTAAGAGCAGATTACCTTGCCTTGTTAGCCAACGGAATTGACCCACAAATTCAGGCCGAAGTTGCAAAGGAACAGCAGCAAATCGCTCTGGACAGTATTTTTTCAACGGTTGCCGCTAACTGGTTCCAGCTCAAAAGTAAAAGCGTTACCCCTGATTACGCAAAAGACATTTGGCGTTCACTGGAGAAAGATGTATTCCCTGTCATTGGTGAGATCCCCGTTCAGCAAATCAAAGCACGAACTTTGGTTGAAGCCCTTGAGCCAATCAAAGCTCGTGGGGCGCTTGAGACTGTACGTCGACTTGTGCAGCGCATCAACGAGATAATGATTTATGCCGTAAACACTGGTCTGATTGATGCCAATCCAGCATCAGGTATTGGAATGGCCTTTGAGAAGCCCAAAAAACAAAACATGCCGACGCTGCGGCCAGAAGAATTGCCGAAGCTGATGCGTTCTTTGGTTATGTCTAATCTGTCTGTTCCGACGCGTTGTCTTATTGAGTGGCAACTTCTCACGCTTGTGCGCCCTTCTGAAGCATCCGGCACTCGATGGGCAGAAATCGATCTCGATGCCAAGCTCTGGACGATCCCAGCCGAACGGATGAAGGCCAAGCGTGAACATATTGTTCCTCTATCTCCTCAGGCATTAGAGATTCTGGAAGTAATGAGGCCAATCAGTGCTCACCGTGAGCATGTTTTTCCAAGCAGAAATGATCCAAAGCAAGCGATGAATAGTCAGACTGCAAATGCCGCGTTAAAACGAATTGGATATGGAGGTAAATTAGTAGCTCATGGTTTGCGCTCAATAGCGAGTACTGCTATGAATGAAGCTGGTTTTAATTCAGATGTGATTGAAGCAGCACTCGCTCATAGTGATAAAAATGAAGTGCGAAAAGCTTATAATCGCGCGACATATATCAATGCTAGAAAAGAAATTATGAATTGGTGGGGAAATTGCATCAATAAAAGTAAGATCTAAAATTAGATCTTACTTTCATCAATTAGATCATGGTTGCTATGCGTTCTTTTAAATAACCAAATTGCGTGTAGCCTTCATTCTTTTTAATTAAACTTGCTATTTGAGACTCGTTATAGCTACCTTCAAATCCATAAAGACAGAGCTCATCATTCCCACTGTAACAAAACTGACATTTATCTACCTCATCATGCAGACATTTTGTTTTCAACCCTTTAATTTCACCAATTAACATTCGGCAGAATTCGCCAATTAACCACTTACCTTTACATATATTAAGTAAACCTGCTAAGTCTTTGCTTACCCCCATCTGAATAGCAAATTCATCAAGTTCTTTTTCTCGCTCAACAATTTTTTCAAAAGCGCCTATATTTTTCAAGTGTTGAACGCTCATCTTATATGATGCTAGAGATTCATAATCTTTCACGCAAGCTTTTTTCAAGCACTCTAAAGACATATAATACAACGACATTAGAGCCTCTGCTAAATTTTCATAGAGCATCTCAATTAACTCACTGGTTAGCAATTTTGGCTGTATTCTTGTACATTGTTCAATAACACATTTTATTGCCTGCCGTGTGATAAAATGGCTTTCCATCGAGTACCATCTCAGCACAAAAACGGCTGAATTATTAACAACTTCACCTCGGTAGTAGCGAGCATCTCGATCTATAATGCCTAAAATGTAGTGCCCTAAATCCCCCTCATACTCAAGTTCAAGTAATGCCTCAATAAAGTCAATTACACCTCTATTACCTTCACTCATATCCTTGAAATTCTGAACAGCAACCACCTCGAAATATTTATCAAGCTGTTGACAAATGCCTTCATAAATTGAAATGTCATCGACGCCTTCAACGACTAACATTGGCGTTTCAGACATAATTGCCTCATTCAATATTTCATCATACTCCATACTCAGCCAATCGTTCATTTCGAATTATTCTCAATTTTAACCGGTGCAAGTTTAACCAGACTGTTGGGTGACTTCTTAGATATGATAGGGCTATGAGAGGCCACGATTATTTGTGTTTCTGGCACTAATTCCTGTAGAAGACTCAGCAATGTACGTTGCCATTTGATATTAAGAGAAATTTCTGGCTCATCAATAAGTAGAATATCTCTTCCACGACCTGCAATTATAACTATTGATAGAAAGGTAAGAATATGCCTTTCACCACTTGATAATGCTCCGATGGATAAATGAGAGTCTTCAGTTTCAACATATATCTCATGCTTATTAATAATTAACTTTTTATCTCCAACCAAGAAGGAGTTAAAGACATCAACCAAGATGTTAATGGAACTTAAAAGTTGTTTCTCAACCTTTAATTCACGAGTCATATTCATGACTAACTTTCTCAACAGTTGGTTTTCAAGTATTTTATTAACATCAGATTCACTTTGTATTGATGATAAAATATTAACAACATGATTTTTAAAATTATTCTCAAAACCATCATCCAACGCTTCAATAATCCTCTCTTTATTTTTATATACATCACTCTCAAAATTCGAAGGCATCACGATATCTTCAGAAGTTTTCTTTGCATCCACTGCTATGGCCAACGTATCAAACAACGCATTTTGAATTCTTTCAGTAGCTATATTCCTTGCTAATAGATAACGTTCAACAAGCATATTCTCGATATTACTCATTTTTATATTTTGAAGAAAAACATGTTTTGCATCTAAATCCATATCATCTTTTTTATTTCTCCTCCTGTTGTTTTGATATCTCTTTAGAAACATTGCCATCCTTTCACTAAACAAATGAATATCTGTCTTCGCAAATAAAGAGCGATATTCTGGATGACCAAGAAATCTCAAAATATCCACTGGTTCAACTTTCAATGACTCTGATGTTACGCCCCTCTCCACACCAAGAGATAATGATGTACAATCAGCTAATTCAGAATCGACAAGATCGCTCCAGTCGTATGAGTCTTTAATAATCCCCTCTTCTCCCTCCTCTTGAATCTGTCTTACTGGTACAAACTCTCTTTCTCCATTATTTTTCTCATAATAGATTTCAACATACATTACATTTTCGCTTGCAAGCGACTCATCATCACGTTTAAGGATAGAATGTATTAATTTCAAAAATGTAGTTTTACCGCAACCATTATCACCATAAATAACAGATATGTCACCATCAGCAAATTCAACATAAGCTGCTCTGTTAATTGATTGGAAGCCTGCAATGTATATAGATAATAGCTTCATTACATCTCCATTATTGCATCAAGGGTTTAGTTTTAAGAAAATGCCCGAGAAGTTTATTACAACTAACCATATGATTCTACAACCATAAAGACTTTAACTTTTTTCTCATCAATCACAAGTCCTTGAAGTGAAAATTTATAATTATAAATTCTTTGCCTACGCGCAGTGCTTTCCCCGCCTCGCCCGCCCGCTTTGCGGGGCGGTTTCAATGCAGTTGCACTGACACGCTCAGGCCGCGCCGGGAATGGCGCGGTCTGCAGAAAATGAGGCAGGAAAACGCATGCAAAGCCATGCACCTTATCGATGCATGGCTTTTTTCAGTAAAAACGGGCGGATTTTCGGGGAATTTTACACAGACTGATGTGATGCCAGTTGCGCACTTTTACGCGAAAAAATCATGTTCTGCGCAGGAGTGAATTTTTCACGGCTGTCATC